ATATCTGGGCATCCTGAAATGTTTCGTTTCAACATCGCGATCGTTGTACACACCCAGCACATTTTCGCCAGATGGTACTGTCATAGTTCTCAGGTCGCTATTAATAATAATGTATTCCCTAGACGCCCTCCTTTACGGTTCGATGCCGGGCAAAACTTTACCTGCCCAATATGTCGTATTGAATTCTTTGATTACCCTGTCGTCATTCAGAAGGGTAAAACATAATTGTACAAGAGCGGTTCCAATCGCTGAACACACTGAATGGGGAACCGTCCACTGAAAGGTAATGTACTCGTTGTCAGCCTGCACGTTCTCTGCGTAGGAAGAGTCCACAACACCTTCAGGAGTACGGAAGTTGACTTTTGCAGTGAAGTCAGCCAGGTCTAGGCTTTCATAATATCGGGGAACCTTGAAATACTTGACCTCGATATCCCGATCGTTGTACACACCTAGTACCTCTTCCCCAGCCGGAATCGTCATGGTCCTCCGCTCGATATCTACTGTAATGTATCGGATATCAGTCATCGCCATGTCCCTCGCCCTCGGAATAATAATTCATCGTACTGACTCCGAGGCAGGACCCAAGCAGTGTGGCAAGTGCGAGCACCGTAGTCTTGATCTGTTCAACATACGGCAGGCCCCATGCGTCACCAACGACCGCGTAGAAAGCGCCAAGCGCCGGGAGTACGATTAACGAGATCCACTTCAGAATGTCATAAGTCTTATTTGAGAATTTCATAACGGTATCCTCCTTACAGAAAATCATGTTCCTTTTCGGCTTTCCGATAGCAGTCTTTAATATGTTCAATAGAAAGTGTGGCTTTATTGTTTTTGAACCCTGGATGGGAAGCACAGTATCTTTCATATTCGTCAATGTCCGACAGGATCATGTCGAATGATTCCTTACTGTGACGCTGATCACGAAGCAGCTCTTCGTTGAAGTTTATGACATGCCGTCTTGCATCTACGGCGCTTCGTTCTGCGTTCTGGTTCTCCATCTGATCCACTTTGGTACGGAGTTTATCCACATCGTTCCTTACCTCCTGCACTGCGCTCAGAATGTCTTTGTTCGATGCCTTCCGCTGTGTCAGCCAAGTCCAGAATCCGGTGGATCCGAATATGGCTGTAATCACAGCGGCAATTAACTCCCATGGTAGTCTATCCATCTATCGCTTCCCTCACTTTCTGAATGATTGCTTCGAGTTCTTTAACTCTTTCTCTGAGCTCGTCCGCTTCATTCTCAGAGGGCTTTTCTTCTTCGACAGGATTCTCTTCGACCGGTTCCTGTTCAGGCTCCTGTGCCTTATAACAAGCCAGAGCAAGCACGTTTGGAATCTTCCTTCCGGTATGCTGGATCTTCCGTCCGATATAGATCATCTGAGCTGATCCGCCGCCATCCAGGATGAACCCTTCATAAGCTCCGACAGCCTTCATCAGGTTTGCTACGGTCTGCGGAATGCAGTCGTCTATAGAATTGATGAGGATCCACGTGCCGTCTTTCAGCATGCATGCTGCAGACTGCTTTGTGCTGGTCAGTTCTTTATTTGTATAGCACTTGGAGATCTCATTGATCTCTTTGCCCTCATGGAACCGAATGCTGTACGGGCTGAGTGCGAAGTTCAGCTCATGCTTTGACAGATGGAAACTTGTCGCTCTGCACCATCTGCAGCGTCCGGATTTGTACTGATAGAAGACCAGCAGATCAGGATTATATGCAGGGAGCTCCAGTGCCTGAGAATTAACGCCATCTCCGACAGAATACTCAGCGCCGTAATGTGTTCCGTAGATATCCTTCCTCGCCATCTCAAAGTAATTGCAGTTGATCATGCCGAGGATCAGCATCTGACTGCTGTCGAACTTCGTGATCTCCTGCAGTGCCTGCGCAGCAGGAGCGCCAGGCGCAGACATTACATAAACCTGTTTGTAATTGCCATAACCTTTGATGAGCTCAAACTTCACGCCCTCAAACGTGATGGTATTCAGTCCGATTCCAAGCTCCATAGCACCTCCCATAAGAGCGTTCGCCCTGTTTACTATCTCCGGCATCATCTTCTCCATATATGGCCCCGGGCATGCTGTAGCAGCGAACCATTTATGCAGTGTGACATTGCCTGTTGTATCTCCTGTGTATATAAGCGACTGGATGCCGTTGCGCTGTGCGATATCCGCCATCAGCCTGATCAGTGCGTCCATGGCTTTTGCTGAGATCATCCAGTCAGGACCGAAGGTGCTGTTCTCTACCTCCATGGTCACTGCCTGGTTGTCATTCAGCGCACTGCCGGAAGTCCATGCTCTACGGTTTTCCTTAACATACTGCACGATGGTCCCGTCAGAGAATATGCCGTAGTTTGCAGATCCTCTCCCCTGTTGCATGATGTTGAACAGTATGTCCGGAGTCAGCTTGCCGGCCATATGATGAGGAGTGATCCTGCGGTTGACCTTGTTTGATATCTCCGAGTAAGTCTTCGTCCACATGCACTTGCTGACCAGCTCACTGTCGGCAAGCTCGTACTGTCCGGTTCTCGGATTTACTGCACCGACCATATCAGGCGATCCTTACCCAGCACTTGCGGCTTCCCGCCCATGTGTTGGAGTTGATCTCAAGCTGGATGGTCGCTTCTGTGGCACGTACGATCAGAAGGGTTACCACCCCTTTTGAACCGATAGTTCCGTCATTGTCGTGTACGTAGTAACCGCTGCCGCTTGTCCTGGCGATCAGCTCGCCTTTGGTAACACCGCACCCCGCATAGACAGACTGTACACAAATGGCATATATAGCACCTTCGATCGCGTTGAAGCTCCAGTATCCACCGCTGCTCTGAGCCTCGTTTGTAGCACCGGACACGGCGAGCTTTTTGCCGGTTCCTTGAACGATCAGCCCTGCAGCAGAGGTAAATGTCACGCTGGAATCTACGTCAGCAGCTGTCGCATCGCCGAAGACTGTAGCAGCAGCCTGCACGTAGGATGCATTGCTGTACTTACCGGTATTCGGCACTCTCATGCGGATATTCGCACCATTCTTATCCACGACCCTGGCATTCACGGCCTGTCCGCTGTAGTCCTGCATAGTGCCGCTGACCTTGAATCCTGCGGCGCTCGTCATGTTCTTGTCTGCCACCAGATCACTGGCCACGGCATTGCCGAAGTCACTGAAGGGGATCGTCAGACGGGATGATGTGTCATAGCATGCCCGTTCCGGTACGATGACAGGTACATTGCTCCCAGCAGCGCTCTCAGCTACTGATGCTTCTACTGTCTTGCCCTGGTTGTCATTCATCGTTCCTTCGGTCAGCTGACCACTGGAAGCTACGAAGAAGGTACCTCTCAGAACATTGAGTGCAGCAGTCGCTGCAGCTCTCAGGCGGCTCTTAGGTACTCCGCCGCCACCATTAACCAGCAGTCCCATTATTTCCACCCCATATACCGGATCTCCACCGGAATATCGATCGCTGGTCTGTCTTCCATGCAGGCAAAGGTCATAGAACCATCAGCCTGGCTGACCAGATAGATACCTCCCAGGTCATACCATGCCTGCCGCTGTTCGTCTGTTGCAGATCTTGCAATACTCATGATCTGCTGTGTCTCACGTCCCGTATCGGTATCCACCTTGATCCTTGCGTCCGTGATCGTGTACTGCTTGGAAGCAGTCCAGCTCGACGCAGCAAGCGTCACGGTAGCGTAGGAAGACATAATGTTTTGGTTAATGCCGTTGATCACAGAGGCATTGATGATATCGCCTTCCTGCACATAGTCAGTTTCATCAGTGAGGACTGTATAAGCGCCCTCAGTAGTCAGAGTGTACTTGCGGTTACCCGTAATTACATCGTCTTGATAGTCTGTTTTTAATGATGCTGCCATACGTCCTCCTATCTGTTGCCGATGGTCGGTCTGCCGAGCCTGAATGCCAGTCTCTGCTGTACCGACTTCGTCGCATTTATCATGTTGTAATAAGCAAGCTGTGCAGATTCGATGCGGTTCCACATCACGTAGTCCGGGAAAGCCTGGTTCCCGGAATATGTCGGAAACTCCTCTGCGATCAGTGCATATGTCTGTTCGGCCAGAGCGTTCAATGCTTCGGTAATAGCATTTACGTCAGCTGCATAATAGAAACCGTCAACTGTCTTCACAGCGAAGGTCTGCTCGATATTTGAGCCGAACACGTCAGCAGCGATCTGCAGCAGATGCTCCATGTTCCCTGTGATGCGTTCATAGTCTGCAATGTTGAAGTAATCTCCGATATAGTTGCCGTTATTCCACAACGCTTGCCAGTTTGTTTTCGGTGTTGTCCAAGTCATTACTGTTTCTCCCGGTAGGATGTTCTCCTGCCCTTGATCTGACACTTGCCCATACCCACGCCTGTGTTGATCGTCTCGCTCTCGATCCTCATGATGTTGCTGTCGACATAAGGTGATTCGACGAAGATCTGATCGTCTACATCCAGCGCAGGTTCACCTCTGTAGCTGATCGTATACTCTGTGTCAGCTGCGAAATATGATGTGAGCCATTCAGCCTGCTCTACCGCCATAGACCTGTTGTCGATCAGCGGATTCTTCAGTTCTTTATCTGTACCGTACTCGGACACCTCATGTTCATAGATCGTATCCGATGCAACGTACTCGATGCCGTTGATCTTTACCTTGCCTGCTCCGGAGCTCGTGAACTGCACATAGTAGGGACCGGACTCAATAACGGTCAGTGTCAGATCCTCTCCGGTCAGTGCAAGGTCATGGCACGGCTTCGTCCAAGTGACAAGATTGGTGCCGGCCACTGCGTCAACGGAAGTGATCTGTTTGACTGCCGTACCTTCTTCAAGACCGTAGTAATGGACCCTGACGTGTTTGACTGTGTCAGTACTCTTGGCTGTCGGGATCGCATACATATTGTCATATGTAAGCGTGTAGTCGGTGATGTCCCCAAGATCCAGATGCTTCAGATGTACTCGTTTGGTGTAAGGGCTGTCGTACTCAAACGTCAGTACTATACGGTTTACCTGATAGAATTCCTGATTAAGCACAAACACAGGTTCATCCGAGGTGTCATGAAGCTCCGTCAGATGGTATTCCGTGGCTGTAATCTCCGTTGGGGAAACCGTGGTTACCGTGATAGTCACTTGAGGCAGTTCTTTATCAAACTTCAGCGGAAGGTTATAGAACGTCCACTGAGACTCGAAGTCAATAGTTATTGAGGATGACCGACCTATCTCACTAAGGTACGGAGTATTCATCGGATTATCTGTACAGAACTGCTGGGATCCATCCATTCGTGTCCAGTTGTATTCACCTGATGCAATACTGTCGACATCCAGTTCCTGCACAAGCAGGAGCCATGGCTGTGAGAAGGACGTAACATTCTCGGCTTCCATATGCGTAACATCCGGCTCGAAGGACGTCTTCAGATTGATCGATCCGTCCCTGTCCTCATACAGTACAGACCGTGCTGCGTTGGCGATCAGCTGGAGCAGGTTCTTGTGCTTGTCATTCGGCAGCGGGATCGTAGTCGATATCGACTGCAGATACGGGTCGATCTCATAATTCTCTATACCCGCATCGGTCAGAACATCCACAGCCAGGTCGTAATAAGATCTCCCGTTCGGGTAGTACTGCCCCTTGTAGTACTTCGCTGTCTGATAGTCCAGCAGACCCACAGCCGTGAATTTTGCCTGCTTGTCGTTGCTGGACCATGTTTTCAGCGCCATCTTGCCGCCCGGTATCAGATACATCGATCCGTTAGGGAGCCGTCTGCCGTAGTCGTACTGGACCTCCTGCTGCTCCTCCAGATAGTTGATGAAGGAGTGCGGATCATCCTGTGCGAATCTTCTTCCGACATTCTCTACTGTGAACGTGAACTGCTTGGAAGGAAGCGATGCGCTGATGTGGCTGACCGTGTTCTTGCGCTGTGTGCTGAGAAGCGTCTTGTTGTCGAAGCTGAAGCCAAGTCCGAAGAGGATCTTATGGATCCTCATGCGCTGGTTCCCTCCGACCATAGACATGGGTGAGATCGTGAGGAATGACGTGTTATCGAACACATCGTCACAGGTCCATTCACCCGGAGAATCATTGTCGTAAGTGTATGTGACCGTGCCGTTGGTGACGGTGAATCTGGTCGGATAATACTCTCCGAAGTCAATCGTCAGACCGCGCAGATTCAGGCTGTTGTACCCAGCGAAGCGGAACGTAACCACTCCCCGGATATCCTGTGTCACCAGCCCCTGCCAGTACACATACTGTGCCGGATCCTCCGGAAGCAGAGGCATCGAGCCGTCTACCTTCAGAAAGTCCTGCTCCGCTGTCGCATAGTCCATCAGGAACGTGTTATCGCTGAAGACCGTCTGTGGTGCAGAGTAATCAACGAAGTCCCCGTATGCGTATGCAGATGCCTGAGCCTCACGGTTGATGATGCCCAGGTAGACAAACACATAAGACTCTTCACGGAGCTGCTGCTTTTGCTCCGCCTTGTATGCCTTGGTCGTCCGCTGCATCAGATCTCTCCGCAGTCAATGATGTTGACCGCCAGCTTCTCTACGATATCGATCGTGCCGTTCCTCTTAAAGGACAGCGGTACCTCGGTGACATCGCCGCGGTACATCTTGATCGTGTGCATCCGGTTCGTAGTGATATCTACAAACGTTGCATAACAAGTGAAGTCATTGAAGAGCTGCAGGATATATGCAGCCTGATCGCCGGTGATGCCTGTCCACTCAAGATTATTGAGCTTGTAGTTATCACGACCGACCTTCTCACCCACAAACTCAGCGTTTGCATTACGGGCCGCATTTACTGCGGTCTGCATCAGAAACTCCATGCCCTTATGTGGTGCCGGGAAGCTCAACCCCCGATAGGTACCGGGGAATGAGATCGACATCCCGTCAGCTCTTGTTATAGTCAATACTGGTGACTGTGTTGTCCTGTCATTCCCCTCCTATCATTTATATAAGGATGGCTGAGCCGATCAGCTCCTGTCCTCTGTTATTTGCCTCAGCGACATCTCTATCGCCGATGGATACTGTCACTTCCTTCTCGGCGATCTGAGCCAGCAGTGTGACTGCCTGTGCCAGCAGAGAAGCTTCAGCTGAGCCGGTCTCATAGACCGCATCAGCGATGCCTGTGATCTCATTGTTGGATGCGACTGCAGGCCTTCCTCCGATCGTACCGATCAGCTCCGGGCCGGCCTCGTTCGCATAGAAGATATCTCCGACTTCAGGGAAGCCACCGGCCGCCATGCCGCCCCACTGTGCCTGATCAGCACCGGGATCATAGCTTGCTCCCTGGTTAGCCCATTGTCCAAGCTCGGCGGCTTTACCAAGTATGCTGCTGATCGCTCCAAGGATTCCGCTGAGCCATCCTGTCATCGCTTCACACGCTGCCTGCACTGCGGACTTCGCTTCCTCAATCTTCTTAGAGATAGCGTTATATACTTCAGTCCAGTACTTGGTTGCGTTGGCAGAGGTCTCTTTCCACTGAGATGCTGAGTACGTGTTCATCTCGCCGGTTTCATCAACCACGTAGGTCTTGGACTCGGTGATGTTTTTCTTGATCGCATCCAGGACGTTGCTGAAGAACGTTCCGGAGTTTTTATCCATCTCAGACCAGTTCTTCTTCGACACAGTGTTTTCAGTAGTCGTCTCCGTTACCACAGCGGTACGTGACCAATCCATGTATTTCTTGACCCATCCGTAGATACCGTTCTCACCGAAGTTGGTGTTCGTATCATCGTTCATGGCCTTGTTGTTTCCAGTGAGTTTAGCCCACAGTGCGTCAGAGTGATACGAACCGAGGATCGTCGCATTGCCGAGCTCAGCGTCTACGATTGCCCTGGTAGCATCGAACCTAACTCCGGTATCTTCTTCAATACCTGCGTTATTCTCGTCCAGATCTGCCCTGAAGTCGCCCAGTATACTAAGAAGCGACGTACAGGCATCACTCAGGATCGCTCCGATAATCGGATGCTTCTCACTGATCTTGGCGATGACCTCGTCATTGATCTCAGTAAGGAACGTTTCGAGAACAGGAATAACTGTATCGTGTGCTATCGTCTTCAGAGTCTCCCACAATTCACTAAAGACTTCGCCCCATCCGATGCTCTTTATTGCTTCGCTGATAGTATTGCCCAGAGTTTCCCAGTCCAGATTTTTGATCAGATCAAGAACATGAAGTGCAAACTCGGTAATGCTCTTCCCAAGGCCTTCCCAGTCTGTATTGTTCAGAATATTCTGCAGACTGTTGTTGATCTTACTGGTGATCTCTTCCCAGCGGATGGATTCATTCAAGCCTTCAAACAGCTTTGCAATTCCATTCAGACCGTTGGATATGATATCGGCGATGTTATCCCAATGAATGGTATTAAACATCTTGCTGATTGCAGTGCCGATCTCGATACCCCATACCTCAGCCCTGGCCGGGAAAAACTCTACGAATCCTGCAATCAGATCGATCAGAGCATTCCAGCGGTTCGCCAGGGTCGTTCCCAGAAGATCCCAGTCGATGGTATCCATCATCTTGTTGAAGCCGTCATACAGCTTGTGTCCGAGATTCTCAAAATCGAACGTTGTAAGGAAGTGATTTACGATATCAAGAACTGCGTTCAGACCGTCTGCAATTGTCTTACCAAGCAGCGGCCAGTCGAGTCCGTCCACAAGCCCGTTCAGGAATGTTGCAAGCCTGTTAGCCCATAACAGTCCCTGTGGTCTGAATACGTTGTTGATCCAGTCATCCACATCCTTCAGAACACCATTGAGCTTGTCAGCGACCAGAAGACCAAGATCATACCAGTCTTCAGAATTCAGCATGTCCTTCAGCCAGTCAGGAATGGATTCCTGAACAAACTGATCCAGTCCGGAGGATGCACTTCCGCCACCGCCTCCGCTTCCGGATGAAGGTGTCTTAGGATCGTTCTCCTGGAATACATGCAGTTCATCGAATCCTAACGTCAGCGTATCGATCAGATCCTGCACATCTTCCTTAGCCTTATTTGCAGAGCCGGACACAGCGTCTCCCCACTTCTGAGGTGCTTTGACCGCTCTCACCCAGGTAGCAGAGCCTCCAAGTGCGGAGATGATCATATTGATCGCATTGACTACACTGACACACTTATCGATCAGGTTATCCAATGCGGGGATAATAATGTTTGCGATCGGTGCGACCATTGCACCCAGGCTGTTCCTGAAGTAGTTGGTGCTGGTAGCAAGTCTGTCCATACTTGAAGCAAAGGTTCCGCCGATAGCACTGGAGTATGCATATACCGCACTGATTCCTTCATTCATTGCCTTCATGACTTCACGGATGGAGTCCCTAAGGATCCTCATGAAAGCCACACGGCCAATCTGTGAGAAGAACTTGCTAAAGGATGATGCGAGATTCGTCACCGGTGCGATCGTCCTCTCAGCAACTCCCTTAAGGCCCTTCAGGCCGTCAATCGCAAGGCCGAAAGTCTTAACAGTTAACTTGCCTAATGTCTTCCAGATTGTGAACAGGACTTTGGATATTCCTTTGATGATCGGCATCACGACTTTTGCGATATTGCCAAGAATAGTCATCGAAGTGCTGAACTGACTGACACCCTTAGCTGCTTCTTCAGCTGCGCTTTCTACATCGGAGAAGTCACCGCTTGCCCAACCCGGATGAATGACTGAAGCTCTCCTGCTATAGGCCGACTGACGGAAATCTGCAAACCTCGCCTCTGCTTCAGCCAGTGAAGGCCGGTTCTTCAGCCAGTTTTCAAAATCCTTGTCATCGTCGGAAACAACGTTTCTCCGCTCGATCGCGGCCAGATCTTCCTCATGAGCCTTCTTGATCTTCTCAGCCCAGGCAAGGGATCTTTTTTGCAGATCATCATACAGCTTGGCTCTTGATACCCGCCTTGCTTCCTGATCGGCAAGATCCTTAGCATAAGATTCTTCCGCCATACGGAGTGCTTTATCAGGTGTGATGATGTCTTTTCTTCTTGCGAGCGCTGCGGCCATCCTCGAACGGTCATAATCTCTTAAGCCTACTACAGCTCCGGACTCACCGTACTGCTTGGCTGCTTTTACGACTTGGGCTACCTTGCCTGTCCGTGTACCGGCACCGGGGCCCCCTGTACCATTAAGAGCATCAACCACAGATGCCAGTTTTTTGACCTTACTGTTGCTGATGCTCCCAAGTGCCTTATCAATGGTCTTGATTGCGGAAGCCACTCCCCGGACGTTGGCTTCCAGTTTGCTCAGACGATCAGCAAGTGTCTGCAATTTTGTCAGGGCCTCATCAGCGGTAGTGCTGATCTTAAACTCTAGGCCATTAATCTCTGTGTTCGACCTGCTGATTCGCCTCCGTTTCTTTCTTTTCGTACTGCGCGTTTATCGCGGCGACCTTAGCCTTGAAGAACTCGAAATCCTTCTTTGCCTTCTCATCCGCTTTCCTGAGCTCGGATTTCTCCCGAGTCTTTTTTGTCAGCGGATAGGGCTCTGCGACATACGGCTCTATAGTTCTTGCTTTTGTCAGCGGATTGAACAGCGGGTACAGCCTGGACACTGCGTCATAGACGTACATGCCCTGCAGCCATAAGCGCTGATTCTCAAGCTCCATCTTGAGCTCGTATGCCTGCTTATAAGCTTTCACTGCCTGGACATCGCCATACCAGAACTCCTGATACGGCATGCCCATCGCCATGTACTTAGGACATACTTTCTCGAAAATCTCGCTGTACTTTATGATTCGGGGAGGCTGGTCCTCGACTAGGAGTCCTCCTCCGTGTCCCAGTTCGCCTCCCACGTTACCTTTTTTGATTCATCCTCAGGATCATCCATAACTGAATCAACGGTTTCGTTATACATTTCAATCAGCCTCGGCAGCAGATGCTCCTTGTCTCCAATGTATTCCAGCATCTTGTCGATCATCGCCGGCTTCAGTCTGCTGTGATGCATTCTCAGCGCTCCCGCGAAAAGTCTCGGAATATTGTTTGCCGGTGCTTCGGCCAGCTTCGTCAGATTGAATCCGCGGCTTTCGAGTGCCTGAACCGCTTCTCGATTGAATTCAAGCGTGTATTTGTTGCCGTCGGTGAAGGTAAATGTGATGTGCTTTGCCATCTTTATGGCTCCTTTCTCTTTTTGATTGGTTGCAAGGGGAAGAGTTGAACTTCCAACTCCGGCTTAGGAGACCGGTATGATGCCGTTTCACCACCGTGCCATAAATCTCCCCCGGGGAAGTGTCCCCGGAGAGGAGATGGATATGACGCTTCTCAGTCTCCGCTCGTTCCGGTCGGGAATTCAGCTTCGATCTTCGTGGACGTGGAGATCGAAATGACCATGGAACGTGCTTCGTTGACACCGCCGCCGGCTACACGTACGGACAGCATGCCGTCCCACTTGAATTTACCGAGGTTGCCTGTCGGTGTCGGATCAGCACCGGCAACATCCGTACCGCCGAACCATACAGCGAAATGATGCTTTTCACCGTCTTCCAGAGCCTTGAGCCTCTGGTAATCTGCAGGATCATAGTTAGCGTTGAATTCCAGTGTCTCAGCGCTCTGCAGACCGAGGATATTCGTATAGTTCGCATCGGTCAGTGTTGTGGTGTCGATCGTTTCCGGGGATCCTCCAAGATCCGGATAGTCGCGGATATCTACCAGCTTTGTATATGTGCTAGACTCCGCATGCATCAGGAAGGATTTATATGTGCTACTTGCGTTGTAAGACCTGTTTAAGTCCTCCTTTATGTTCTGTAGAAGCCGCCATCTGTAACGACTCCTTCATATCGAGCTATTAAACGATAAATGGTTGATGAATCGAGATTCATTGGTGCTACGGACTCACGGACGAAGTTCATTCCGAACATAGCCTCGTCAGCCACGCTCAGGATGTCCTCGACTTCGATGTTCTTGCCCATGTTCTGATTTGAATAGATGTTGAGCTGGATCAGTACCCGTGAATACTTCTCACGTCCTGAGCTGTCCAGCCTCCTGCGCTCCGTCACACTGTTGACCTGACTGATGGCAACGAACGGAAACACAGACGGGATGTTCAGCTGGTTGGTAGAGAAATTCGCGTCGGTCATTGTCGGAAACTCAGATTTCACCGCATCCTTCACTCGGGAGTATATTTCAGGTAATTTGTTAATCATCGAATACCTCCTTTGCAATCTCAGCAGCCTTTTCTCTGGCCTTGTTCTTAGCATTCCACAGCGGTGACTGTGCATGCTGTCCGACCGTGTGCATCAGATGGCTTTTACCGGTCAGATATGACTCACCAGTGCCTTCCGGACGCGGAGCGCTTCCCTGATATTCCTTCTTGTAGAACCATCCTGTAGGGTCTGCACCTCTCGGTCCGAACTGACCGTGCTCGGCGACAGGATCGCCCTTAAGCTCAGCTCGTTCAGCCCAGTTTTCATTGGACAAAACACCGGTACCAAACTCAATGAACAGCGTCTGTGTACCGCTTGCCAAAATAGTGATCTCCGCCTTGGATCTGCTGGACTTATATTTCGTCGGAAGCACACTCACATCAGGATTCGGACCGGCATTCGCCGCTCTGTCAAACCCCGCCTGTGCTTCCTCACGGGCATAATCAGCAAGATCATGAGTAAACATCCACGTGTTTACTTCCAGCCGCTTTTTCTCATCCTTAAGCTGCTTGACGGCAGCCTGTACAGACGAGAGGCTGAGCGGATTGAACTCAACGGTCCTCATGAGACGTTTGCCCTTTCGATCGCGATCTGGATAGAGTTCAGCGACTTGGACACACGCTTCACGAAGAAGTCATAAAGCGGTAGTCCATTAGCATCGAACTCAGGCTCCTTATCGATGAAGAGCACAGTGTACTCATCGATCGGACAGTTCATATCATCAGTAGCAATGGTACGTGAGTACTTCAGGTCTACCCCGAAGGGCTCTACATGCTTTTGTCCATATGCTGCCGTGTTATAGGTCTGTCCGCCAGACGTGGACACATTGGCCTCCATTTGTACCGGCGCTGCGTACACAGGTCGCTTGTTACCGGTGTCAAAGCCCTCATCGTTATAGATAGGCTCGGAACCGGTCAGCTTGCAGTACCAGAACCGGGTCTTATTCCGTCTTAAGCACTTCCTGGTACACCTACTTTCGGTACGATCTCATTCAAGAGCGATGCGGGAAGATCTCCGGCTTCATAAGAACGGTAGATACCGTTCTCATTGTGGACCAGCTGACCTTCAGCTCCGATCTTGTCGATCATGTACGTTGCCACCCTGCACTGCAGATAGTCATATCTCGCAGGCAGTTCAGCTCCTTCCGGAACACCGTTTGAATACACGCGATTCAGGATCACCCATTCAGCGTTGGTTAAAAAGGCAGTTATGAGCTGCTCGTCAGATTCGCCCGACATGTTTTTTACCAGAGTTACTTTTTCAGAAGTCTCCATAACTGCCTCCTTTCAAATGTTAGATAGATACTGATGCAGGAACAGCACCGATAATGACAGCCTTTGTAGAGTCTGTCAGTGCAGCCAGATAGTATTTACGGCTGTATACCTCGTTGAAACGAGTATTTGCGATACGATTGCGTTCAATCTCTGTGCCAGTTTTGACGAACAGAGTAGCAGCTTCTTTTGTAGCCATAGCGATGGATCCTTCGATAGCATCCTTTTTGACATACAGGTTTGTGCCGCCAATCGTGCCGACATAGCCGTTTCTTACATATGCTTCAACATACTTGAGCTCGTCTTTGCATGCCTTACGGATCTTTGCCAGGTCCTTAACGCATACGAATGCGAATGTGTTCGGAGCGCCCATGTCGATTGCTTCAACATTGAGCAGCGCCTGTGCATCAACGAATGCGCTGAAGTAGTCTGTACCGGTGATCGGCTGATTCAGCGGTGTCTTCAGCAGTTCGCTGTAGATGTCAGCCTGCATCGTATTGAACATATCGGTGGCCATATGCTGCATGCCTACCGGAACAATGTTCGGGTCCGTCATGGCTTCTTCGTCATACCACTGGAATCTGTTCTGAGCCAGCAGGATCTGATATGTCTCTTTGGACATACCGACTGTAATAGCCTTTGTGTTGCCCTGAGTTACATTCAGCTTTTCAGTACCGTTTGTAGCACGGTATGTGTTAATGATCTTCTGCATACCCGGTACGCCTTCCAGAGTACGGTCTACCTGGAAGAACTGGGCGAGATCGAGGTGAGAATTGAACTGATCTTCTACCAGGGAAGCCAGGACGAAATTCTCATAACCGCTGTTAACGGCAAAAGTTGTCGGATTGTAAGACCTGTTTATTTACCTCCATTTACCAGCGCCCTGTACGATGCTTCATCCATCGTCTGGGCGAGTTTCCACTTTTCAGTGGCGGACATTTTTGCAAATGCCTCTTTGGTGATTGCCTGATCATCAGGCACTCCCTTTGCGGGATCAGGAGTCTGTTTGATGAGATCTGCCTTGATCTTTTCCTGCATAGCTGTATTGAACTTTAGCTGGTTCGTAAGCACGGTTTTAATGTCACCGCTCGCCATGGCATCGGCAGTGTTCTTCGCCAGCTCATTATCATAGCCAAGTCCGAGGTACTGTGCTGTCAGATCGGATACGAGCACCTGCTTTTCCAGCTCCGCATTCCTTGTGCGAAGTGTTTCAAGTTCTTCAGCCCGCTGCTGTTCGGCCAGCTGTTCCTTTGACAGAGTGTCCTCGTACAGTTTCTTGTACTTAGATACATCACCGTTCGCCTTCTGAAGCAGTGTACGTAAGTGGCCTGAATCGTCAGGCTTTGGCTTCGCCAGACCTAAGGTCTCAAGCGCTTTTGAAAGATCGTCATGCGACATTTCGCTGTTGTAGGCATCTCCTAAGAGATCGGATAAATAACTCATCAGTTTTCTCCTTGCGTTTTTTGGCAGGACTTCCCTGTCCTCATGTGCGGTTATACTCTTCCCTGAGTTGTGCGGTTTGCGTCTTCCCTGACGTTTATGTCATAGCTCATGCTATTTCATACGTTAACCAGCAGCGGCAGCCTGCATTGTTCTCAACGTTCTGGAATCCTCCAGGACACTGTGCATAGTCGCCGTCGAATGTGTAGATAGGCACGTCAATAGGTGCCCTGTACCCCTGTATATAGTCGTGTGTAGCTCTGACCCGGTCGTCTTCCATGGTGTTCCAAATCTTGAACACACCATGTCCTGCCCGCTCGCAGTTCTTGGCAGCATCACGGCCACCCTGCTCACTGACTCGGTGTGCTTCAGACTCGATTAGCATTCCGAACAGAGGTGCGCTGTCTTCTTCAATGTGCTTCAGGATCCTGTCGATGATGTTCTCACCGGCAATCTCCTGATAAAGCACAGCACGGATGCGTGCCGGATCAGGTTCACCAATGTCCGGCAGTCCGGTTGAGAGAAACCCAAGCAGGTACATGTCCAGCAGAAAGTCCAGGATGTCATCCTCGATCCGCTTCCTGCGCTGTTCCGCGGTCTCATTCTCACGATGTGCAAATGTTTCTTCCGCAAATACATGCAGTTCATCGAAATCAAGTCTCATAAACAGATAAAGGGACCATGAGCTCATGACTCACAGTCCCTTTGGACCTCCTTTTCCCGTTGGAAATGGTTACTTAATCAGTTTTCGGTTGATCTCAATCACAACGACTTCGCTGTGCTCGATCTTAACCTCAGCGACCTTGCCTTTTGCAAGGGCTTCTTCAATTTTCCGGATCGCTTCCGGTGTCAGCTGAATCTTTGGCATCCGAACCTCCATTGTTCATAGCAGCAGTCTCAGCCGCTTTCTCTTCCTGCAGCCGCTTCCACTCGTCATACTCACGGTATTCCGCCTCCGGATCCGTGAACATTCCGCTGTATACATACGCCTGATGCGGCGGAATGCTTGCCAGAAGCGTGGTAAGTGTCTGTGCTTTGCTCTGGGGGTTATCGTACTGCCTGCGGGTAAAGCTGACATCAACATCCTCGATCTTCAGTTTCAGATACTGTGAACAGATCTTAAGAACGATCTCAAGATACCTCTTCTCAGACCTCAGGAAGCTCTTCTCGATCTTCCTTGCACGGCTCTCGACCTGTGCCCAGCCGGCACGATAGATCACCGCGGTACCGGTATCACTCGTAGACCTTGTCTCACCTGCCTGAGAAGGCAGACCGACGATACGAAGATACTGTTCATACAGATGATCGGTCAGTGTCTGTGCACCGTCCTGGTTCAGCTCGTTATTCACGAAGGATACGTCACCCTTCATGTCGCTTGACCTGTCCTGATACACCAGAGCACCGAGATCCTTGACCTTCAGGTATGTCTCCTCGTCGATCTCGACGTTGTGGAACAGCATCATGGACTGGACCATCTGCTCGATACCGTCAACACGGTTTGAAGCCAGTGTGTTGATCGCATCGAGGATATACAATCCAGGCTCAAAGCATCCCAGACGGCTGTTGTCCATCACATATTCGATGATCGGGATCATACCGAGTGTATTCGGTTCAGACTTCATCAGCTCGAAGCCGATACCTGCATCATTTCCGCGCAGTGTATACACAGTATCCGGTGTGTACACCGTGTAGATGCATGACTCAGCCCCTGTCAGACTCACCTGACGGACGAATGTGACGCCCATGGCCGGAGTCTCGTCCACATCTGTGTAGTAAGCCACGAACGTGTTCTGAGGCTTCGGGATGATGTTCCTGAACGGCACTCCATTCCTGCCGTCGAACTGCTTGTTCGGCAGGCACATCCTGTAAGCTACACCGGTGTTGAACATCCAGGTAAACAGATCCATGTCGTCTGCATCCCTGTTGAGAGTCTCCTCCCAGCGGTTCAGCATGACGATGTCCTTGTGTCTGTCAACCTGCTCACCGTACGAAACGTACTTGATGCCGTCATCTCCCATCTGATAGCCGACCTTGAACTCAGTCGTCTCATAAGCATGATTCTCCACGATCTTGTTCAGGATGTCGTTGTTGTACTTCTTCACCCTGAAGCGGATCGGCTGGAGCCCCTTGTAATAGTTGTTCAGATAGATGATCTCAGCCCGGTTCACGGAATGGACCGATGCCGCCTGTGTAAGCACGTCGACGATGTTGTCTCTTGTGATTCGGTCTGCGAACACATAGATCTTCCGCCGTCCGTTCGGATACATTGCCCGATTATCCGGATCAGAAGCACTGGACGCAGTAGCAGTCATTACGATATCATTTTCAGCCCTGATTAATGCCTCCTATCCGGTCATCTGAATGCAGAATCCCCTACCCCTTAAATACAGCATACACACCGGTAATTCAAGGCAAACAGTTGGAAAAATTAGAACGGACGGCGCACAGCTTTAGGCTTCTCGAACGGCTTTACGAACATGTAGTCAGCTGCCTGAGCCATGGCATCCGGCGCGTCATCGTTCTTGTTCTTGCCCACAAGCTTGAAGCTGAACATGTTCTGCATGAACATCTGGTACTCCTTAGGCCTCTTGCCGTCCTGCAGGTATATGAAGTGCTCACGGACGTCCGGAGCCTTGTCGAAGATCCTCTGATTCTTCGATGTGGAGTTCGGAGCGTTCTTCGTCCTAATCACGCAGTGGTAGCCGATCCTGTCGAGTTCCTCACGAACACCGTCGGCAAAGGACTCAGTCGCAGCGTTCGCCTCGATCTGCAGTGATGTCAGCCCGTACCGGGCACACAGCTGTGCGATCATCGGCTGACTGATGCGCTTGTTCTCCGAGGTATACACGACTGCAGGAATATATGCCACGTCACCGTACTGCAGGCATACAGGCCCTGCGCAGTAGTCTCCGCCGCCGAATGACGGGTCAACCACCATGAACGCCCTGTCCGGCTCACCCTCAGGCAGAGCACCGTCAAAGTACTGCAGGTCTCCCGGCTCGAACACCGTGCCTTCTCTCTCAATTGGCATGTTCTGATACTGAGCGTTCCATGAAGCAATATCATTGTTCCTCTCAAAGCTCGCACGTCTCTCACGGAAGTACCCGGTATCGAACCCGACACCGTATGCATAGTCGAAGTTGCTCTCGTCGTTCTCGTCCAGTGCCGGCACGGAGATGATCCTGTACCGCCTGTCCTTATACTCCTCGGAGTTCTGCAGGAGGTCCATCCGCAGTCCAGGCGGATCGATGATGCTCCAGCGGGTACCTACCCACAGCAGCTTCGCGCTCATCTTAGCTCTCGGCAGCAGGTTGTTGTCGACCTTGCTCCACGTGGCGATCAGCCTGTCCTTGTTCAGAGCAGTCTCTATGCCTTCTATCGTATCATCGGCGATCAGCACAGAGTCGCAGTCGCATGCGCCGTTCAGCGTCCCAAAGAGGCTGCGGCACGTCAGTGACGGATAGTGCTTGTTCCTGTCTATATTGAGCGTCTCGGTGTCGGCGAACCGGTTCCCCATCTTCCGTTCCGGGAAGATCTCGCGCCATGTGTATGTGAACTGATCGTCCAGTATCTCGATCACCGCGTTGTAGAACGCCCTCGTGATGACGTCTGAATAGCTGCAGTACAGGTTGCTCCCCTCGGAGTCCCTGCCGATGATCCATGTCACGAAGAACACGATCATTGTAGTCTTCCCCACGCGCGGCGGCAGGTTGAGGAACAGCTCGTCCAGCTCATTGTCGGCAAGCGCCTGCAGCGCCTCGATCAGCGGCAGTAGCGTCCTGCGCCGGGGCAGATAGAACCGCTTCTCCACCGGCCGGTTGAACTCCAGCGCCTGACAGTACTCGTCGAACCTGTACGGTGCCGCAAGCTTAAGGCTCTCGTACGTCAGCAGACGCAGGTCCTCGGCAAGCTGGATCCGGCCCGCAGCGGCAGCTGCAGCCATGCTCTGCACGAAGATCTCACGTGCCTCGGTGTTCCTCGCCAGCCCCGTCTCCCGGTCATCCTCGACCCAGTAATGCAGTGCTGACATCATCTCCCTGTACAGCTCACGGTCCATCGGACTGAACTCTATGTCCGTCTTAAGGTCTGAAAATATCTTCTCGTATTCCCTGTCATGTCCTCCTCTCAATAAACAACAAGGAGCCAGAGGCTGCTGCCACGGCTCCTTTGAGCTTTGCTGCTTTATTCATGCCGGATACTCATCGGCAGATGTGATCCCCAGCATCTTCCTGTACCGGTACCAGCTCGCACGGGATATGCCGATCTCGTCCCAGCTCTCCCCGAGCTCTATCCTCATCATGATCTCGTCACTGTCTGACAGCGGCTTCCTGCCGTAGCTCGTGTGCTTCTTGGTCGACCAGTGCCGGCCATCCACCACAGGCATCGCGTCGATCCCCTCACGCTGACGGGTCCTGATCGTCCTGCGCTCCTGCTCCGCTATGGTGCTGATCACCTCGACCAGGATGTTGTTGATCATCTCCATGACCCACTCCTGTCCTTCCGGGTACTCGATCATCGTTGTCGGCAGGTCGAGCACTCGCAGGATGATGCGATTCTCCTTGAACCACTTCATCTCGTCCTTCGTCGCTTCCTTGTTCCTTCCCAGACGGTCCAGCGACTTTACGATCACCGTGTCACCGGGCTCCAGAAGGCTTTTCATCTCCTGATAGGCGGTCCTGTTGAAGTCCTTGCCGCTCTCCTTGTCCTGGAAGATCCTGTCCACAGGGAACTGCTTCGCTGCTTCGAGCTGTCTTGCCAGATTCTGTTCACGGCTGGACACTCTCGCATAGAAGTAGATCATTCGATCTCGTATCCTCCCTTCGGTGTCGGCAGCGTATCTGGCATGAGCACGATCTTGTATCCGAGTGCTTTTGCCATCTCATCGACTGATGTCACTGTGATCGTTTTCTGGTGGAACTTCATGCCTACAGCCGCATCGGTCTTGCCGATCCTGCGTCCCAGTGCGGTTTTGGTCACTCCGTTGAGTCTCATAATTTCGCTGATTGCTTCAAGTGCTTTCATGGTCTTTTACCTCTTTTCAGTTATAGCTTATATCAAGTTATAACTTAAGTCAAGAGGTCTTTTTCTTTTTTCGTGTGGTTGTGGAGCCACCCCAGGCCCCCGGCTGCCGGTCCCCCGGTCCCCCCGGGTGCGGCTGCAGTGACTCCAGATCGGCGGCACGGCGGCGGCCTGGAATGCATGAAAACAGATATCACTAAAACGAGCGTCTCAAATTGTACACATTAACAGACAGGCTATAAGTAAAAGTTATAGCTTAAAAAGTTAAGTTATCACTTGACTGTTATTAAGTTATCGCTTAATATGTTAATGGATATTAAGTCATACCTTAATATACCGGCTGGAGGTGATAACACCGGAGGCCCGCGGCCCCTGGCAATTGATCAAAAGAATATAGCAGCGGAACCGGTACCGCGTAACAAATACCGGCATTATATCGGCCCCGCTTTTTAACGAATAACTGAAAGCGCGGGGCCTGGCCAGAACTACAAAACATAATCACGCCGTCGGCATAGCTACCAACTAGCCGCGGCCATAATCACATCTTTATTAATAAATACCGGATTGATACCGGTTAAGAAGGGAAAAAAACATGTTTACCAACAAATATTTCGAAAAACTTACAGCCGCGGCTATTTACGCAATGAAAGAATTCAACGCCGCGTTTACTGCAGCATATATCATTTATTCCTTAACTATTCATACGGGAAAACTTGAAAGTACCGTATCAATTAGCACTAGCCGCGATAAAAACGGAAACTGCAGCCGATACCGCAATATTGACGGCTCGATATGCCAGGAATGTTACGTCTCCGATCATGAATATAAAACAGATTTACTTGACCCTGAAAACGGGAAAGTTGAAAAAAATCATGCATTCTATACCGGTCACATAATCCCGTATGAATTCATACCTTGGATCCCGTCGGAAAGATTGAGGTTTGAAAGTTTCGCGGACCTCGTAAACGGTATTCAGGTTGTAAATTATTACAATATCGCAAAAAAGAATAATCATTGTAAATGCGCGTTATGGACTAAAAATCCATGGATTATTAAAAATGCTATGAGGCTTTACAAGCTCGAAAAGCCCGCTAATTTACAGATCGTTTACAGCTACATGATGAAAAACGGCCGCGGCCTCAATGGCAAAACGCCGGAAGAATTTACAGCACTGGTTAAAAAAGCATATCCATTTATTGACCGCGTGTTCTTTGTTTACGATCAAAAACAGGCGGAGGCGGCCGGCCTGGAGTATAACTGCAGCCGCAAGTGCAAGGAATGCGATATCTGCTATACAGACTCCGGTATCGATACTGTTATTGAATACAACAAACACACCGTATTGAAAGACGTTTACAAGCTTGGCGGCGTTGAATTCAAGCGCGCGGACCTGGAAAACGCCTTAGCAGCTGGCAATGATTATTTGATCAAGCCGCGGACCATTTACAGAATAATTGACACCGGCCACGGTTACAACGTTGAACCGGTTTATAAAAAGCGTTCCGGCGTTCCTTATATTGGTAACGGACGCCATATGTTAACCGACGCGGCGCGCGCGGAACGTTTAAACAGTCTGTCATAATCTGCAGGCCGGCTGCAGCGCTCCGGTGCTCCAGGATGATCTGCAGGCCGGCTGCAGCGCTCCGGTGCTCCAGGATGATCTGCAGGCCGGCTGCAGCGCTCCGGCGTTCCAGGATGATCTGCAGGCCGGCTGCAGCGCTCCGGCGTTCCAGGATGATCTGCAGGCCAGCTGCAGCGCTCCGGTGCTCCAGGATGATCTGCAGGCCGGCTGCAGCGCTCCGGTGCTCCAGGATGATCTGCAGGCCGGCTGCAGCG